TCGTTAGCTTTTAAAATAGAGTCTACAGCGGCAAATGTAGCTTGGGAGCTAGGAACCCCTAGAGTAGACTTTAGACTCGATGGAAGGAGAGGATAATGGCTCTGGAGCAGTTTAGATCACCTACTTTACCAATACCACCTGAACAGTACGAGCAGTCTTATTTTGCCAGTTTAATTAATGGATTAACTAATTTTTTTACTGTATTGGACTCTAAAGCAGGTATAAATGTAGATAATGTAATATCTAATAACCTGCAACTACCTATTGGTGCGTTAACACTATCTAATGGAGCCAATAACAACATAGGTTTACCTAAACATAGTTTTGTTAGAATTACGGGTCCAACAGGTGTTTTTAACATTACAGGTATTACAAAACCAGCCAAAACAGGTAATAATAACCCTGATGGCACTATAATTATTTTATTTAACTCAACATCACAAAATATGACAATAACAAACAATAGTAGCAGTTCTACTGAAGCAAACAGAATACTTACAAATACGGGTTCCGATGTTGCTACCA